ATCCGTGATCCGTCAGCCAATCTCTGTGTACCAGCTGTATTGGTTGCTGTAGGTATATATGTATTTATATCTTCTTGGTCTGAAAATCTAACAAACATATCATCTTGTGTTGTAGGATCACCAATTGTTGTTTCTGTTCCATAAAATACTAAGTGACGATCTGGTGTTGATACAATCATATGTCTTGATGCAGTTGGAGCACCAGATATAACTGTTGCTCTTGTTACTGTTGCGTTTGCTGCTGATGAATCCCACTCAAAACAAGCACCATTATGAATTAAACAAATAGCTTTGTCGCCAAAATTATCTAATGACCACATACCAGGATCTAATGCAAGACCCTCAGCTGTTTGTTGGTTCCATGCAGTAAAGTCACTCGTGTCAGTAACTGTTGCACCATCTGAATGCGCAGCTCTTGTTGTCCCTCTAACTGCTCTTGTGATTCCTGTTAATGTTGTGCCACCCGTAACTCCTGTATATGAAATTTCTTCAGTTCCTACTTTTATAAAATTTGTTCCTGTATCTGGAAATTGTGTAGCGTCTGCTAAAACAATTGATGTTCCTGAACCACCTGTTCCAAATGCATTATCTCCTAAAGCCCCATTCAAAGTTGTAGTAACAGCAGAAGAAGCTTGTCCACCCCAAGAGTTAAGTCCCCACCCATAACCTTTTTCTTGAACCGGTGTACCTACAGGATAATAATGTTGAACTCTTATGCCTCCTGATGTTGTTGCACCAGAGCCTGTTTCGTTTGATGGCATCGTAATAGTGATTGTTGCAGACGTTGGAACGCTTGTAACCATAAATTTTTTATCATCAAAATCAGAAGCTGAATAGTTAGAATTAGTAATTGCAGTAAAATTATCTAATAAAATTATATCATTTACATTAATACTATGCGAACCACTAAAAGTTATAGTGACAGTTGGTGATCCGTTGGTCGTGCTAAATGCACTTGTAAGCGTTGTTGTAGATTTAATTGGGTGTATGTCATAAAACACACCACCTTGAAAAGCATATAATATTCTATTTGTGCCTATTATGGCATATCTTTGAGATGCGCTGTTTAAAAAATGATGAAGACCTCTACCGGCTCCTGTTAATTCATTCTCATTGACGTTTCCTAATTGATTCCATCCTCCTATTTTTTCAGGAGTTCCGTATCTAAATCTAACATTATCGCAGTCTACCCATTGGCCTTCTGCTCCTGTTGGAGTTATCTGTTTATTAATACCTGGTTGGAAGCCTATTTTTTGTAGCATAATCGATCACTATATATGAAAAACTTTGGTTTTCAATTATATTATAAAGGAGACAGGGATATGTGGTGGTGCCCTGCCTCCATCATAATATACTATTTTTTAAACCAAGATGGAAGACCTAAATGTAAACGTTTATCAAACATATTATCTCTAGAACCTGGGGTTCTGCTATTATTATAATGAAGAAATACTTGTATACATTCTCTACCTTTAAACGGTTTTCTCCAATGTTCTAATTCACAACCAGAATAAACTAACATGTCTCCTTGTTTCAAATCTACTTTAACACCTTTAGCTTTGCTTTCCGGTGTAATATTTTTTCCATTAGGTACACCAACATTTTCATTTGGACTTAAATAAATTGCCCAATCATCGCCACCTAAATTCATAGTAGTTGATATTTCACAACTAAATCTATCTTTGTGTCTTTTAAGTTCATCGCCTTTTTTATAAATTCTTGCATATGTATAAGCAGGATATAATTCAAGACCAGTTGCCTCTTCCATTTTAGGAAGACATTTTAACATTAAAGTTTCCATAGCAATATTAGAATACTGACTATAGGTATTTGGTATTTGTCCATTCTCACCTTCATAATGTCCAATAATGTTTTCAAACGGTGAAAAGTATCTTTCCTTCATACAAGTATCATAGACTTGTTTTTGCATACTAAAATAGTTTGCTATAAATGAAGCTAAATCTTTTGATATTGCTTGTCGAATAACTGTATATTTATTTTTTTTAAAACTCATATTACCTCCAATGCTATTGTATATCTTTTTATTTTTTTAGCAGTAAGAGGTGTTGAATGTTTTTGAAAATTTTCAAACTCTAACATGCTATTATCAATTCCTTTTGTATGTTTTATTACATCATAATTTGCTGAAGATTCAAGAAACATAGTGCCCTCCTCAGTTGGGTTATGTAGATAATAAACAAAGGAGCATCTAGAGTTAGGGTGGGTGTGCCAACATATTGTATCTCCTACAGAGCATACACCCCAACATTTAAATATTTGATATGGTTTTATATATTTTTGTACTGCTTCTACAAAAGGTTTCATTTCAGGTCTTACATGCATATTACTTGGTGTTTGTAAACCAGGATGGTTGTCGCCTAAATCTTTTACTTCTTTCTTAATAAAGTTTAAAATTTTTCTTTTTTCTTTTTCTTTTAAAATATTTTTATATATCTTCATATTAGTTCAAACCACCCTGTTGCTATTATTTTTTCTTTATCTGTTATCTGACCTTTATGTGTGTGAGTAAAATCTGTAGGCCAGATTAAAGTCAAACCTTTTATAGATGGGGTAGTAATCTTTTGGTATTTAAAAATAGTGCCTCCCTCATCTATGTCATTTAAATAGGTCATGAAAACTAAAATTCTTCCAGCATGTTCAAGAGATCTTCTTTCAAAATGCCATTTTTTAAATCCACCTTTTTTATTATATTTTTGAATATTGAACTCTTTAACATTAAATTTAGAACAGTCGTTTATTTCAGGGTATCTTTTTAAATATAGTTCTAAAATTTTTTGTAGTTCAACTCTATAAATTAATATTTCTTTATCAAAGTTTTTTGAATTAATTGATAGATCTAATGAGTCTTTAATATTTTTTCTTATTTTACCACCCCCTGATTTACCTGGTGTAGCGTGTTTATTAAATTCATTATAATAAGAAACTAATTCATCACAAACTTTTGTAGGAAGAAACCAGCCTCCAATAAAACTATCTAAAGGTAATTTATATTCTTTCATTAGTAATAATTAATATTTAAAACAATTCTTTCATTTTTATCTGTGCAAGTAGTTCCTGTATGTTTAACATTTGCAGGAAAAGTTACAACTCTGTTTGCTTTACTTTTTATAATTTTTTTGTCTATATTAAATTTTGTATATCCATTATTTGTATTTATATAAAATATAGCTGTTTTCCAATCTGGGTTATTATCTTTAGTTATATGTTTTGCACCATCAGTATGAAACCCATGTTCTATAATTTTATCTGTCTTCCATAAATAATTTGCTTTTACTTTTATTAAAGCTTTTATTTTTAATGAAGAATAAATAGGTTTTAATATTTCATTGTAGATAGAATTAGGCTTATGGTCATAATAAAAAAAATGCACAAATTGCATATAGTCTTTATAATCCAACACACTGCTACGAAACCATGGAAAGTTTTTATCATGATAAAACATATCATAAACTTTTTTAAAATTATTTTTATCTAATAAGTTATCTATTACTTTAAACATCTTTTGCCATCTCTTTTGGCACAGCTTGTATATTCCAGTGTATAAATCTAAAAGGCTCTTTACCAAAATCTATTGCAAATTCATGTTCTAAAAATCCTGGAAAGATTAATAATGAACCTGGCTGTGGATAATAATTAATTGTGTCACTTCCTAAAAAAATATCTTTTGTTGCATGGGGTTTTAATTTTAGTTTAGTAGCACGAGCTCCAGTTCTAGGGTCATGAAAAATAGGATAAGAAGTTGCGTTGCTACATTTTAAAAAATAAAAACCTGATACATGTTGATTCCAATGTATATGTGCAGAATGATGACCACCACCTTTTTTAGCAAACTCTTGAACCCACATTTCACTAAACATAGTTGTGTATAAACTCATATCATAACCTTGTTGATTTAAATAATCCCAAGACTTTTGACCAACATAATTTCTAAAGTCTAAAAAATCATTATCATGTGTTAATGTTGTTGAATGGTAGGATTTTCCAAAATCACCATGATTTTTTATAAAAGATTTTTCTTTTAATCTTGCTTCTTTAATATATTTATTAGATGCTTTGTTTAATGATTTTACAAACTCTGGTTTTTGTTCTGACCAAATGGTTGTGTTAAAATAGTTACTTATATGCATATTATTTAAATGGTTTTCCTAAGTTCCAAACTACTAAACTATATCTTGTGCCAGATGTTACAGGTTTAACTCTGTGCCAAACAAAAGAAGGAAATATAATAATAGATCCTTTGGGTAAGATCTCTTTCGCTCTTTTTAAATGTTGGCTTTCATCTCTCATATGTGGATCGTAGTTTCTAAAATCAAATTCTAACTCGCCCCCTGTATACTCTGAACCGTCTGTTAATTGACAAGTCATAGATAACTTTCTAATTAATCCTTTGTCAGGTCCTTCTTTTTTATAAGGCTTATCCCAACTATCACAATGCCAATCATAGTATTGATTATGTCTATATTTTGTAAACTGACAAGATTCACTTCTCTGCCAATCAAAGTTCCAACCAGCTGCTTTATTTGCCTCGTGAACATACGGATGTATTTCTTTATATATCCAAGTATCATCAAGCCATACTAGATCAGACTTTCTTTTTCTTTGCATATTTTTTACTTCATCTTTTTTTAATTTTCTATTGTCATAACCACCTGTTTTGGCCATAACTTCTTTCTGTTGCAATGCATAGTTTATAACGTCATCACAAAATTTAGAGGTAAGCGCACCAGTAAAATACCAATAGTAATTAGATATATTCATACGTTATTGTTTGAATAAAATTTAAATCCTTAC